CATCATAGGCATACCATTCATCAAACTGCATAAAAGGATCATAGGGATTGTCTATTGTAGTAAGCATTACATCATCCATACACTATACTCCTTTCTATGCTAGGGCCCTCTTTAATGTGGATACAGATACTCCTAATGCATCTGCTACCTCTGCTTGTGTATACCCATTATCAAGCATCTGTTTAGCTCTTGATACATTAGCCGTATTCATAAGCTTATTAGACCTTGGCGTAGATAGTTCTTTTACTCTATCCTGGTCTGCATTATTAAGTATCTGTTTTAAAGCACTTGGCGATATAGCACCAGCTTGTATAGCTTCCCATTCTTTATCTGTGATATAGATTTGATTCTTTTTGGCACCGGTTCTTACACGGGCCTCGGTTAAACATCTACCTTTTAATTTCTTAATATCATCGTTGTCCATATCAGGATTTGCTTGCCTTGCTGTACGGACCATGGAGTTAGCTAAAAGCTGCGCCTGCCTTTCGATAGGTCTGTTTTTTAGAGCCACGTTTAATTTAGCCCGGAGGGTTTCTACCTCGGGGGCATATGTTTTCTTAGCCGATGGAGAATATGGAATTACTTTAGTAGATATAGAATTCTTCCTTGATTGATTAGCCAAAGCTTTTAACCTGTTAGCATGCTCTGCATAAATAGATTCAATCCTCGTACCAGACGATAAAGAATATGCATCTTCTGCTTCAAACATCTTAGTAGAAGATATAGTTCTCTTTACTTGCTTACCCTGCTTATTAGTATAAGTTTCTCCTGTATAAGTATAAACTCTTTTACCAGTTTCAGGATCAATAGATTCTTTTCTAGCGCCAACTCTTTGCTCTGATGAAGCTCTGGAAATAAGAGTAGATGCTCCTCTATTCTTACCTCCTTGATACTGTTCTTTTAATCCAGCAATATCGTTATCGATATAAGATTGCCTCCAATTAAGATTATGCTTCTCAGCATCAATAACAACCATTGAATGCTTAACAGCTCTACAGATTTCATCTAAAGGAGCACCTTTAATAGTCATGTCTGTAATAAGATTTGATACATCACCCATCTTAAGCTGCTTAGTTCTAGAAGACATCTTCTTCATTCCAGGATATGCAGGATATGCAGCCTGAGGATCAAAATCTTTTAATCCTTTCAATGCTTTAGCTGTCTTAATGTTCTGCCCTCTTGTTGGAATAACCAGAACGCTATCGCCATCGAAGTCAGCTCCTGACAATCTCTCAGCAACTTTAGAATTAATTCCAACAGCATCTTTAGCTTGGCCTATAGCTCTTTTGGCAGATTTAACATTATTATTAACCGTAAGCTCTGGTATTTCAAATATACCACCATGAGGGTAACGAACTAATACTACTTTCTCACCATTCCTAAAGTTAGGAGCATAGATTTCCGTATCTTTCATAGAAGGAAACGGTAAAATAACATGAGTAGACTGTCTTGGTAGGGCTGCACCTTTCAAATGAACAGCCGCTGAGTCACAATCATCAGCAAAAGAATCTAATCGCATCTTCTTAACAGACGGATTTGTAATAGACATTATCTCATCGAACTCATCTTTCTTTGAACGATAAGCTAAATCTAATTGCTTCTTGGCTAAAGCGGGTGTTTGCTTAGATAAGAACTGAGAAGATAGATTCTTAGACCATTTGTCCCAATCACCTTCTTCATTAACAATATTCAATGGCGATCGCTTTTGCTTACCATCCTTATCAGTATATGTTTTAGGGCGAATAGAAGCACCAAAAGGATTAGCTGGATCGTCTTTTACTGCTTTTAATACAGTATTATCCTTTTCTCCAAGCATTGGCGTACCTTTATGCTTGTTAGTATTAAATATAATGTCAACACCATCTGGAAGGTCATCACTGTACATAGCCATGCCTTTTAAATAATGTGTGCCATTAACACCAATTCTAACTTGAGCATACTTAGCATTACCCAAAGAAATATCTTCTACGCCTCTTCTAAGCTCTATAACACCGTCTTTTTCCTTACCGCCATCCTCAGCATACCTAACTTTAACTCTTTTAGAATCCAAGTTAACAATAGGAAGCGTACTAGAATATGATCTTCCACCATCATCTGAAAACTTTTGAACTGTCTTAATGTCAAACTTATGTTCATTAACATCTTTCCATTCAGTCCCAGGAGGCGCTAAAACTTTTAAAGTAGTTTTGTTGTTTTGTGTTCCTAATTGCGGGATCTGAATATAATGGACAGTGTAACCTTCATCTTTAAGAGCTCTAATTGCTGTATTCAACTTAACCTGACTAATGCCAAGCATTTGCTCTGTCCCAGCACCGACATCAACATAAGTTTTTTCTTTTACAGCATCCTTCAAAATATCCGAAGTTGTTTGAGTTACTTTCTTTCTATCATCTTCAGAATACTTTAAATAATTTCTTACTGTTCCTTCACTAACGCCAAGCCTTTCAGCAATCGCAACATTAGAATATCCCTTTTGTTTAAGCCTGTAGGCTTGAGATCTATTAGCGGCCTTAACTTCTTCATTTGCAAGGGTGATTCTTTGCCTAAATTCACTAGAGGTCATTCCAAAGCCCTTAGCAATATCCAAATCGCTCATTCCTTGCTTTCTAAGTCTTTCTACTTCTCCTAAATACCAAGACTCATGTTGATAAGGATTTTCTCCTGACCCATATGGCCATCTACCGGATCTTCTTTTTATACCATAGTGCTCTAAAAAATATATACCCATTATTCCTCAGCCTTTACATCTTCTATCGCCTTATCAAACTTAACAATCTTATCCATAATCTCAAGAATATCTTCTGCATCTGGATTGTGAATATAAATCTCGTTAGACTGATAAATTCTAAGCTCTATCGAAATATCTTTTGGATTCACAGAGTACTCAAGACAGAACAGAGCAGCATAAATCTCTAATTGATGCATACTTGCTGGAGTTACTCCTGTTTTTAGATCGTGAATCCTAAGAAGATTCTTTCTGAAAGATATAGCATCGGCTGTGCCAAAACAATTCTTTGAATAGAACAATGGCTGTTCGGGAGTCATTCTAAATCCTATAGCATCATTGACATACATGTTCAAAGTCTGTTTAGATCCTTTTAGCTTTTGCTTAAGCTCGATACACTGTTTAGCAAAATCATGAAGAACGGTTCCTCGTTGCTTCGCTAAATATGAAGAGTATGCTTCTCGCAGCTTATTTTCATCATAGTTAAGCCAACTGTATTTGCTAGCTCCTAGAAACGCGTGAAGGCCCTCTAGTTCCGAATGCTTGTTGAAGTTCATTTAGTACCTCCTCCATGTTTTCAGGAAATATAAAACTAGAATAAGACATCGAATTCAAAAGGCCTACATAATAATCTTGATTAGGTCTATGAGGTTCGTTTTTGCTTTTCTTACATTCAAGAACAGCCCACCTATCTTTATACAAAATAGTTAAATCTGGTATGCCTTGAATATAAGAACTGTCATTCTTCATGACTATGCAGCCAGGAAACAACTCTTCTAAACGTTTTAATAGCTTGTCTTGAAATATTCCTTCTTTGTTTCTAGCCATAGTCACCTCCCTTAAGCAAAAAATAAAAGAGAAGTAGAAAATCATTCGCCTTAACTATTCCCTAAAAGTAAGGCATATTCTACTCCTCTTCTATTATAGCACGTGTTTTTCTTACGAATGACTATTTTTAGCAAAAGTCTTTTCATTAAAGTTCTTTTTGTTATCTAAAGCCCTCTTGATTGAAATATCAATGGAAGCATTGGACACAAGCATGTAATAATATAGCCTCTGAAATGGGGTATTGATTCTATCAATTCTTCCTGCCGCTTGCACAGTCGATTTGTAAGAGTAATTCTGTGAGTAAAATATAATAGTATCAGTCTCTATACAATTCCATCCTTCTGCTCCGGCAGCGTATTGAACTAAATATAGCCACTTTTTAGTTTTAGGTATAGGTTCATGCTTATGCCCGTTCCATTCTGCTACTGCTACACCTAGAGTATCTTTTAGTCCCCTCAAAATTTCTAGTTCATAATCAAAGTTGTAAAATATAATCAACTTCTTATGATCTTTAAAAATATCTTTTATAGCTTCGGCTCTACTTGTATCGCTGTTTACTATCTTTCTTAACGTATAGCATAGCTCTACAATATCTTTTATAGGTTTGTTGGTATACGGATTCCATCTAGCTTTCTTAGCCACTCCATAAAGAGACTCATCATATGAAACTAAAATATCTTTCTTAGTTTTCTTAACAAGCTTTGTATAAGGCATATTAACAACAATCTTGTCTCTATACCGCTTTAAGATATTAGTCCCTACATAGTAGTCAACTTTAGGATACTTTGAAAATCTATTGTAAACAACATGCTTTCTTACAAAGTCAGTCTTGTTTTTAAAGAATCCATTTGCTATAAAAACTGGCACATAGTCCATCCATGTATCTCCAGGCGTAGCACTTAGTAATATCCAATGATTGGATTTTGAAATCTTAATGAACGACTGTACCCATACTCCATACCCAACAACTCTTTGCTCATCAAATATAAAGAAAGCATCTTTTACATCAACATACTTCTCTATGTTATTCCAAGAATCAACTTTAACCTTTATAGAATCAAATATAAAAGGAGCACATTCTTTCTCCCACTCTTTGGTGTCTCTCTTTCTTGCTGTTGTGATAATATAAAGATCCTTAGGGTGCTTCATAGGCTTATAACTTCCAAAGCCGTCAACAGCAATGTCACCTTCACACTCTTTAAAGTAAAAATATGCTAAAGCAGTTCTTGACTTACCAGTACCGACCCCACCACAAAGGATGGAGCCGGAACGTAATTCTTTTATTGCTTTCTTTTGATGCTCATACAGACTAATCGCCATTTTCCTCAGCGCTTACATCATAAAGACCATACTCAGCAAGCAGCGGATCCTCATCTAAAGTTACAACCATGGTCTTCAAATATGCAGTTACACCAGATCCCGTAGAATTCTCCCAGTTGTATGGACGAATGATAAGATCAATATTTGTAGTCTCTGCCCAGTCAAGCATACCGATCTCTTCTTCTTTAAGAATCTTCTTGCCATTAGAGGTTACTTGAGCAATGACTGGAGGATAGTTGTCGTAACGGATCTTAACCTTCATATCATAGGTAACAGGCATGCCCTCTTCTTTAGGAGTACGCTCTTTAACATTCCAACCATCAGCTTTAAGCTCATGAGCAATTTCCTCATCCAAAACAACATTAAAAGTCCTAGTGCCCTTTGGATCAAAGTCAGTAGCTCGTCCGCTAAAGTTCTTGTACTTGAGCTTTGCGTTGCGAATCTCGATGTTCTTGTTTACCATGATAATCTCCTTACTTTAAGATACAAACCATTCAAAGTCGCCATACTTAGATATACTATCTACGGCTTCATCACACAAATTCTTGTAATAGCTCTCATCAATATCATCTTTTTTGTCTAAAGATTCTACCTGCTCTGACTCAAGCCATCTATAACCTTTAGAGCCACTTACTGCATAATACTTACCATCCTTCTCTCTTAATAATATTCCTCCACCACATCCTGGTTTAATAGGAGTGAACAAACCAGCTTTACCTATGAAAATATAGTTATGCTCATCTTCTGGTAAATCTTCATTCATGTCCAAATATAAAGCTGACGTTACAGATCGTGCTTCACAAAAGTCTTTAAACTCTAATGGCTCCTTACTAAACAGCGTCTTGAAAATATAAGATTGCTGGAACTGTGCACCTGTAGCAGTCCATTCGCCAGTGTCATACTTAGCAATATAAACAGAATCGTTTACTAAGCACATTCGATCATAGGTAGCTTCGTGCTCGAAAGAATATCCATACTTCTTTCCGAACTCCATTACAAACTCAATTATCTCAGGAGTAGCTTCAGGAATCTTTATAGAGTCTGTCTTAATATGAGCGACAGTAAAGCCTTTATCTTGCACAGCATGTTTTAAATCTATCATGAACAACGCGCCACGCTTAGCAACAATATTATCCTTGTTTCTTGGATCCTTAAACGGATTATCAAACTTGGCGGCTGTTAAACCATAGACGATGTTAATTACAATCTTTAAAGCATATGCTAATTTGTCTGCTTCGGATTCGTCTTCCAAATATTTGGCAAGAACTCCGTTAAGCATCGTCTTAGCTTCATCAAAATTCTTATGCTTGATGGCAATACGAGCAGCTTTGATTTCAGAGAAATTCTTGGTATAAGGACCAAATAGATCGAGTGCCTCAATAGAAGAAGGATGCATTGAACTAATATCGAGAAGGGCGACGTTAGTATACATTCCTGGCTCAGAATATACGTATCCGCCTTCAGAGGGGCTTTCTCCTCTATACGAACTCTTACCATGATCGAATTCATACCCAGGAAATATAGTAGATAGGTCTGTATAGATAAACTTGTCTTGCGGACTCTTATCGTTTCCGAAAATAATTCTCGCCGCGTGACGTTGAGTAGTGTCATTTACCGTCAACCCACTTAAGTCTGCTAATATTTCTCTTGCAACGAAATCCGCATGACGAGCATTAAACACTGCTTCTGTAGCTATTACATCGTTATCACAATACTTAGCTACCAACTCCCACTTATCTTCTGGAACTGGCTGATCCCAAGGAAGTCCTAGCTCTTGGTGATGAATGCCTAATTCAATCTCAAATTTCTTTAGAGACTGCTTCTTAGAAGAGAAGTCATAAACATCTGTGTAAGATATGTTGTATGCTTGTGCAAACGTAGCATTCCTGCTTCCGTTAATTAGACGCTGACTCATCTTATAAAGTTGCTCGTTGTTGTATCCTAAATACCTAGCATACAAAATATGATTGTCGTATCGCCTACAGTTAAACCCTACAAGATTACACTTCATTAACTCGCCAATATCTTCTGGCGTAGGATTAACCATGCGAACACAGTGCTTACCTTCTCCTTGGTACTTCCAATTAACAAGGAACAGATTTGGAAACACCTCAACGTCGAAAAATACTAATGTGTCAGTATCCGAGTTAGGAGCATAGCTTTCTTCAGCATTCTCAGACTTAAATTTCATCTTGTTTACCAAAGCTACACAGTAATCTGCTTGGTTTGTACTGTTGTTAGCGAATGCTAAAATATCAGGACGCAGATTCGTTACATCATAAGGAACTCCTGATTCATAGGCTTCCTCCAATATGGTATAGATGAAGTCTACACTAGGCTTAGTTCCCGGATGAATCTCTTTCTTTAGATTCTTTTGAATTAAAGTTCTAATTGCTTGTTCATTCTTAACATACTCAAAATTAATCACTTTATCTCCTTTCAAGGGCAAGCCGCTGCTAATCTTTGCGATAGGAATATTGTTGCACTTAATGAGTTTCCTTCTAAGTGAACTGTTGCCCGTAAAAACTTTGATTTCTATTCCTTCAGAATATAAACGGCTTAGTTTTTTAACATCCCCCTCATAAATATAATGCAAGTGAATGCCACTGCCTCCTTTTGAATACTCAGCATAGGTAGCCGGCCACTTGCTAGCAGCTTCTAAATTTATTTCAGCATCCTTTTCACCTTTATCGTTTTTTAAGTCAAAGTCTATAACAATATGATTCTCAGGAAGTTTTACATAATGAAGACGCTTGGTATCAATATCTTTCAGCTTAGTGGTTACTTCACTCCAAGGCTTTAACGGAGTCTCTTTCTTGCTAGCATACTGGGCTGGAGCCTCAGCTAATTCTTTATCTAATAAAGATTCGCTAGAATCCATAACTAAAGAGAACTGATGCTCTTCTTCCACTTCTTCCAAAATATGAGAGAATTTGCTAGTAATGAATCCCGAATAATAGTTTCTAACCTGTTTGTCGTCGATTCTCGCCCTTTCTAAGAACTCAGAAAAGTAATTCTTTAGTTCTTCTCTGAATTTATACTTAGGCAACTTATAATCGACGAGAGACTCATCACAATATGTCTTATACATCTCATATGCTTGTGCAAGACTAGTTCCGTTCTGCTGCTTGAAAGTGTAGTAATATGCCTCAACGAAGTTAAAGAACACGTCCGTTTTAAATATCATTCCAAGCGGACGATACTCGCTGTAGTAGTTCTTACCCATCTCTCGATATACTTGAAGGCAATGATACGCTATAGCGCTCAACTCAAAATCTACTTGACTCATTAGAGTCTGGTACTTCTTTGGAGGTATCTTTTCTCCTGTAGGAGTAACATCTATAAGGCGCCTAATTATACCAGACTTAGCATCAGTAATCTTTACCGGTTTGTTAGTACCAACAAATAAGAAGCAATTCACTCTAGCTGTATAGCTAGGCTTGTACTTCTCATTCATTGTCATTTCTTCATGCGATACGATCGAATTGAGTTTCGTATTGTCTTCGATTTTTGATAAGTCACCATCGTGTTGGATCGCGACAAGAGGGTTGGATCGAAAGACCTCAGTTGCAAATGCGTTTGACGTTGAAGTAAGCGCCTTTGCCTCAAACGTTGTATAGTATCCTCTAAACAACTTTTGAATGATGTTAAGAATTGTCGACTTACCTGTGCCAGCTTCTCCATATAAGACGATAAACTTTTGAATGCTTTTTGAATCTCCGGCAATAATTGAACCAATAGCCCATTCAAGTTTTGCTCGCTCGTCTTCTGAATATAAAGTTCCGATGATTTCATCATACGCTTTACACTCTCCTTCCTGCAACGGATAGTCCAGTCTTTTGCTGACATAGTCCGTTTTCTTAACTTCGGTATTACTAAAAGTCAGGCACTCATCTAGTTGATGCGAATTATCAGAAAGATTGCCTACGTATCTTTGAAACTCTGCCCATGCTCCTGAAGAAAACTTTCTTAAATATCTTACCTTTACTACTTCTTCTGTTTCTTTTAACTTACTTTTTCTATTCTCAAAATATTCAGAAAGGTCTTTATCAACGAGTCTTTGGACGTCATACTCGTCAGTTGACCATAATCCTTTTTCTTCGTCCCATATAGCATAGAACGACTTTCCACGGATCATCAGATCTTTAGACCGGCATATAACAAAGTCCGGATATATCTCGGTGACGCCTTTTTTCAGACTCCTTTCTTTGATCTGATAGAAATCCACGGATTCTCCTTTCAAATATACAATTTGTGACGTTTGTGACACTTTTGCGGAAAATTTGCAAAAACTTTATATATATTATTTTTTTTCTATATAAAAGTTAAGTAAAAAAAGTGGAAAAGTGTCACAAATTGACTAAAAATGGTATTTGATCTGGGCAAACGCCTGTGACACTTTTAAATCAAAAGTGTCACAATGTGACAAAAAAGTGTCACAAAATTTTTCGTCTCCACAAAATCTCCACAAAATCTCCACAAAATCTCCACATTTGTGACAAAAAAGTGTCACAAATTTCAAAAGTGTCACAAAAAGTGTCACACGAATTGTGGAGAAATTGTGAAGAAAATATGGAGAAATTGTGAAGATTTTGTTAAATCTTTAGCCCTAAATGCTGTACTTTTCATCCAAATACGCCTGCATTTGATACCAAATCTCTACCCGTCGTTGGTCTTGGTTTGCATAGATTAAGGGGAAAAATCCGCCAGTTCCATTATACTCGTAATTACGATCCATCAAACACTTAACATCATTCCTATAAAACGCCATAGCTTTCTCATTCTTATCCCGAATAAACTCATTGGTATACATATGCATACCAATGTTTGAGAAAATATCCCAGAAGCACTCGCCAAGTCTATTAGGATTGTTAGGATCTGAGATGATAAAGCTCATACGATCTGCAAGAGAGATCATCACTTCAAGTAGGCTTGCGCTACCATCTTCAAAGTATTTATTAGGATTAATTTCTAGAGCATTAAGGACACCGTGCCTAAAGTTTACAGCATCCTTAATACGATTCTCATCGTTGTCAATTACTACACTAAACGTAGTATCATACATAAGCTTTAGGACATCTATATGATTTGAAATATAATCTGGATCCTTATAGGAGCTAATAATCTTTACTAGTTGATTAAAGTACTTGTCATTAATATGCGCCAATTCTTTATAGTCTTCCATAGCCTCTACATCCTTACTTCCTTTCTTTAGCGGAATTCATAAAGCGGTTCATCTCTACCAAATACTTATCATAACACTTACCGCAAATCCCATTTGTAAGTTTAAATATCTTTCCCTTAGAATCATCAATAGCTATAATGCGACGCTTGTATTTGAAGTCTCTAATCTCACAACCGCACCTATCACAAATATAGCATTCTCTGTCTTGGTCATACATACTATTCGCCTAATACAGTGTGCTTATACGAGCCGTTATGACGAACGATCTCATAGTCGGTGCCCATATCAAAGTTACGGACATAAATATCATGCAGATAATCCACGTCCTTGAGAAGCTTGTAAGCATCTTCACCAATAATGCGAATAGGATCGTCCACTAATTGATCTTGATCGTCACTTAGGATCTCATCTTCTGTATACCAAGTAAGTGCGACCTTATCGTAGTGAATATAGCTTGAATCATAAGAGATCTGATTGATGAGTTGAACGCCTTCCTCTTTTACGTTAGAAATATCCGTAAAGTCATCTTCGTATTCCTCATCATCCTCTTCTTCGTCCCTACTCTCTACGAAGTTGGACATCTGCTTAATGACATCGCCACCAACAGTATCGCTAGAGCTAACAAAACTCGATACATCCTCAGGCTTTACTACCTTCTCTCCGTCATTAAAAGACGTATAGTCAACAGGTTCACGCTTGAAGTCTTCCTTAGCTTTATCCGCAGCTGCAAGGCTTTGTGCAGTTACCTCTAAGCCAGACTTTTGTAGATTCATAGATAGAATCTCTGGTTCTTCGCTCTCTACTTCCTCTTTTAATTGTACGTTGTCTTCCTCTACAAGCTTCTCTAGCTCCTTGCATTTGCCACGCCAGTAGGTTCGGCACTCGTCTAAGTCATTTAAGTGCTTTCGATGCAAATATAGATAGCTAATAGAGGCAGAAATTAAGGAGCCGGATATAAATCCGACCCCCACATAGATTAATTGCTTATAAGAGATGTTCATAGAATATCGGCCTTCTTTCAGGTTGCTCCAAAAATAACCCACCATCATACATATAGACGTACGGGTAATCCAATATGTCTTGATAGAAGTTTCCACTTCCTAAGGCCTTAAGCCCGTCTCGTCTTCAAATAAGATCGTAAATAATACCCTCTACATTGAAGTCCAGAAGGATAGCTTCCTGGTATCCGTTTACGAAATCGCGGGATTCGCGGCGGTTAACATCATAGATACCAAAGTCAATATAGTTATCCGTATTAGGATTCTCTGGATCATAGATCCAACCAGAAATAGCTCCAACAGAGTCACGAGGAATACCAAGTTCATCATATACTTCATTCAAGAATACATGTCCCTGATACTTGAGTCGGTTGTTCATAGACTCCTGTACCTGGTTTAAGAAGAACAGGTTTCGTGAATGGTCCTTCTCGAAATATGGACTAGCGTCGTCGAAGAATCGTGCATACGGTGATACGCATCCCTCTTCTACTACTTTGACCTTCTTCTTAGTCTTCTTAGTCTTTCCGTCCTTACCTTCTACTTCCTCTTCTACTTCCTCTTCTATGATTCCGTTATAAAACTCCTTATCCTTATCAGCACCAAGCGCCTCTACTACACGATCGCGGTACTGTCCATACGACTCTTCCAAGCCTTTGTATGCTGCCATGAGTGCAACGTTACGCTTAGACAAGATTCCTTGAGCGCCAAGCAAACAGCCAACTCCACCGATTACAAGCACCGCTGCCGGAGCATAGCACTTAACCAAATCAAGTCCAGTGCGAACATACGCGATCGTAAGATCCTTTTTATAATCAGTTTCGGTGTATTCAATATCCTCTGGAGATTCAGAGTCTGTCTGCTCGTCCACATGATTTTTTACCAAATGGATCTGCTCGATCATCTCTTTATGCTCATCCAAAATATCTTTTGCCTTAATAGTAGACTTACACGCCAGTACCACACCAGTGCCTACGAAAATAACGCCACTAATGGCTAAGGCCTCTGGGCTGTGCTTTTTAGCAAGCAGCAACCCTCGACCTCCAATCTTTTCAATAGATTTCTTAACACCTGCGAGTTTCATTGTTTCGTCCTTTCTTAATCCAGAGACTTAGGATGTGGAAGCTTTACGTACCAGCCGCTTACGCTATCCCTTACCTCAGCGTCCTTCAACGATGTCCAACCGAAATTGTTATCGGTGGAACGAACCTCTACTCCGATTAACTCGAAGAATATAGATACTGGAACACAGTCATACGTATCCAGATAATCTACCATTCTAGATAATACTTCCTCAGCTTCTTGCCGATTCTTTAAAATATAAGTCTCGAATGCCCATCGTGTACTTTGCGGTGCGTGCACGCTAGTAGCCTTAAACGGAACAGACTTATTACTAGATATACTACTGTAACTTACATAAGTTCTATCTTTATCACGAATCGTCTTAGTTGGAGCGTTAGCGCCATAGAACAGATTATGCATCATATTGTCTACGGTACTTATTACAGTAGCCTTAAAGTCTGGAACTATTACGTCCCAAAATGCGTATTTAAAAACATCTTTAAGATCCTCTCTGATAAAAGAGTTACTACTTCGCTCCGTAACCTTAGCTTTAGCTACTGGCTGGACCTTTCCAGTTCTTTTTTTCATAGCATTGCTATTAGAGGGATAGTCCTCTATGTTTAACTTCCTCTCCGCCACATTTTGCTCCTTTCCTATAGAGAAAATAAAAGACCAGCATGTAAATCATACTAGTCTTTTATCTATGAGAGTTACTTTTTTGTCTTGTCCGAAACCATCTCTTTGATAGTTGATCCCAATTCACAAACGTCATCGACCATATCGCCAACATATTCACTAGCAACGTCGCTAACTTTACTACCAATAACTACTGCGGTTACAGCGGTCGCTATCTGATAACCTTTAGATAGCTGATCGTAACCAACAACGTTTTTGGTAGCAATTCCAACAACTGCGCTAGCGCAAATGCCAACTGCTGATCCAACAACGAATTTAACTGCTTCTCGCTTTTTCATGATACAATCCTTTCAAGATTTAATTAACCCTTTCTACTATAGCCTTTGTAATTTTTACGAATTATTGCGTAAATACTTAATCAGTATCCAAATAAGCCAAAGACCCCCGGTTAATATAACCAATACTAAGTCTAGTAATGTTAGTAAACATCCTCTATCTTTTTTAGTCATTTTCATTCACTCCAAAATCTGTGTGACGAGTACCAGCCTGTTTCATCAGTCTCGCTGTACTCAATATCTTCGCATTGAACTCATGAAATTCCTCATCGTCTTTTTTGCTTCTTTCTTCTACAAGCTCGTGGATTAGGTTGACTATTTTATCAAAACAGTGTGAGCATACAGTATAATTTAACTCGCTCTTTGATAATGCTCCTGTTCTAGACTCCACTTTTTCTACTAGATTTACTTTCCCTTCAAAATGTTCATCAAAATATATATCTCTTCCACAAACATTGCAGTTATATCCGCTCATAAAATTACTCCTTATAAAATATAAGTCCAGCTCCTACAAGAAAGCACATAAGTGCTGGAGTTCCATCTACATACCCGGTGGTTTTATCTGGAGATAGAAACAATGTAGATATACCTAATAGTATAACAAACGCACCAAAAAGTTTTTTATGATTTTTTATAAACTCTATAATAAGCATTTTTTATTCGCCTTTTCTTAAATATACGCGATTACTTTCCGATGTTACTCCTTAACCGCTTCGTACGTAGCCTCGAAAATATCCGGTTTGCAAGGATATAACTCTCCAATAATACCGCGAATTAAATAATCCCCAGCATTGCAAGTCATTATACCTTCTAGAGTTTTTATATAGCATTCAGGAATAGGATCTTCAGGAATCCATGTGTTATAGTAAACATTTCCGTATCTCAAAGCTTCTTTAAACCAATCTGGTTCTGGATCGATTCCATATCTAAATGCTTCGATAACCACTGGTTTCTTACGATATCTCATGACTCAACCCATTTCTTAAATTTACGACTTATTCTTTAAAAAATATAGAGGATGCTAAGTATTTGTTACTCAACACCCTCCAAATATCACTTAATCCTCTTCTTTTTCTTCACCATCAAATGGTACTACTTCAATATCTTCCTCAGGAACTATTATCGTTTCCTCGCTAGGAATATCATCGGTTAAATGATACCGGCCAACAAACGCCAGAACTAAGCCTGCTGCGGCTAAGCTTCCAACGGTTATACCAGTAGCTATAATCGTGTCTTTTCCTAGATTACATACGAAATCTTTTCCTGCATTGATAACGTCCATAGGCTTCATTAAATGCTCCTTTCATAAGGGATTCCAGTTCATTATATGCCTTGTAATTTTTACGAATTATCTAAGCGTAGGGTTCCAATAATAATCTACTACGAGGCACGGACGCCCGTCATCTGCTATCTGACTACTGAATCGTAAGTCCAACATACGCTCAACATTCCAACCAATCTCGTCACCGTTTTTCAATGGTTTAAGACCTATGTTGTAATAGAATTCATTAAGCGACACAAACACTTCGTCGATGATGCGCGCATTAATATCATTCTGTACTTTACGAAGCTTTTCCATATCGCTCATGAAATATCGTCCAGACAACTCGTCATAGCACAAAGTATTACCATACTCGGTCATAATAACTTCGCTACAGCTTACTGGCTTGTCATCAATATGTTTCTTAGCTACTTCATCGCGTACTGTCTGCTCTTTTTTCTCACCGATAGCCTCTACTACTTTGTCTTTATAGTCGTTATAATACTTCTCAGATATAGCCATCATACTTGCAAGTGCTGCGTTGCGTTTCAAGTTAACCGAGTTAGCGCCAAATATGCAAGTTATTGTGAGCACTCCTACAGATACGCTTGGAATATAAACAGGAGCTACTGCTTTTGCCTTATCGAATTTGCTAGCTTCATCAGACATTCCTTCTAATATCTGCATAGCTTTAGGCGTAGCCTTGACCGCCATTACAGCGGTCGTGACTACTCCAACAGCACCAGCGGCTGTCATAATAGTTGGCGAATGCTTGATAAGAACATTCTTTACTTGATTTACGTAACCCATAACCTTACTCCTCTTCCATTAAACTGTCAGCCGCTTGTTTAGCAATTTGCATTGAGCTCCTAGCTTTTTTCTCGTACTCGTTTGATATAGAAAGTATCAAATACGCGATGGTAATATCCTCACTCTCCTTAGCATATTCAAGCAACTTGTTTGACACCTCCAAGTATATATCATGTGTTTTAAGGTGTGCTTCCATAACGGTTTTGTATGTTTTTTGCTCCGGTGTCATCTTTTTCTCCTTTCAAGAGTTTTTAATAACTATAGTTAAGAAGTCTTCCATGCTTACATACATCGTTGCTTCTCTTTATACTGGTCTTTAGTTTCAACTTCTACGAAATCGCCCCATCTTTTTATAAAATTTTTAGCGTGATTTATGTCAGTTGTATAAGAACAAAGATCTGATAGACATTCTTCGCATTTCTTTCTATCACATAAATATCTGATTGATGGCTCGTGGTTATTCATTTTTTTCTCCTTTCAAGTACCCCGTACAAAAAATATAAAAAGAGGTGCCATGCTTTTAACATAACACCTCTGATTACTAAGCAACATTTTCACCGAAGTCAGTAATGATTTTAGTAACTTTAGACCATGTTTCTGGATCTTGTTTTTTAACAACTTCTTCAATCGTTTTGTACGTAAGTACTGAGCCATCTACAACGCCCTTAGCGTAAATATAAACACCGCCAAGCGTCAAGCCTATAATTACAGCACCTCCACCATATGCGATTAAATCATACTTATGTCTTATACAAAAATCCTTAACTTTATCTAGCTTATTCATTTTACACTCCTTACCTTTGCCAAAATATCACTTCATTATAGGACGTGTATTTTTTACGAATTAGGCAAAAAATGAGATACCGTGTTTTTATTACGATACCTCATTTCTCTAAAGTCAAGCTCTAAATATAGCATAATCGCTAAATTCGGCTCTTCATAACAAACCCTAAAGCTTTAGTCGATATTACATGAACTTTTTCATAAGACAATATAAGTCCAATGCCTGCTAAGTTTCCAGCAATAACAGCAAGCGTATCGGCGCTAATATGACGAGTCCTATCTTCATGACTTCTTGCCCTATAAAGCGTCTCTAAGCTCTCAGCCATCACCTTATACTTTTCGCTATTTTCCTCATATCGCATCTCTTCGATAAGTTCGTCAATAGCTTCATCAAGCTTTGAAGGTTGCTTCTTTTTACCGATATTTAACATATCTCGCTCCTTTTTATCGGCTTTAACCCTATCATTATAACACATGTAATTTTTGCGAATTACGCTTTGGCCTTCACGTCCATACTAGTCTTACCAGTCTCGTTATTAACCTTCAACGTTACTGTGTTCTGGTCCATAAGGCCGATAGGATCGTCAATATCAAAATCTAGAAGCAGACCTTCTTCTCCGTCCTTACCGTCGGTGATATTTAGGGTACCCTGACCTTCGTAGTTCTTAGAACTAATACCCAAACATGCGCCAAGGAAAGTAGTGATAGCTGCGATAGTGCCTACTACAGCCTCTCCATAAGGAAATCCCCAAATAACAGCAATAGCGGCATACAAAGTGCCAAATGCCGGCAGTACGATTGTAGTTACGTACTTTAAAATATCATAAACGTGATCGTTAAGTGTCATATTATTAACTCCTTTTTTATTTGTCTGGAGGAATATAAGGCAATTTATTGACCTGTTCTTCTACGATATGCTTAGCAGATCCATTACCGCCAATATTGATATAGGGTTTATATAAATAATCGTGAAGATTTTCATACTCGTCCTGAGTAATATATCCTCGTTCTATATACTCCATAGATAACGCCATAATTCGATCATGTGCTAAGCCAAGAAGCATTTGTGTTTTAGCATCTTTATTCTCATGCTTTTTTTGCCAGTACGCCCAGAATCCAGAAGACGCTACAACGGAGCAAAATATAGTTACTACTATTTGAAGACCTTGCTCCACTATAATGCTCCTTACGTATAATCCATAAGTAATTCAATACTAGTAGATAAGATTTCTACTCCATAGTTAGCTATGAAATTGCATACCCATTCTTCTACTTCAATGTAGTCTTCGGGCCGTACCATTCGACGAATATCGTCTATTATTCCATAGCTAAACATCGCGCAATGAGCTAGCTCGTGGATAAGAACGGTCTCTAACTTATCACCAACTAGCTCGTTCGATAAATATATAGTTCTAGTGACCGGATCGGTAGCCCCTATAGTGAGGCTACCAGTCCTGTCAACTAGCATATAGCTATTAGGAGGAACGAATCTAACAAGCCATAAATATCCATTCATATAGAATGAGTGCATTGTTTGATTCATGATGTTTACACATTCATATTAGACAGCAAATTCGACATGTCGTTCTTAATACGACGACGAAGCTCTGGGTCCGCGCTTTCCCAAATCTCCTTAATCGTAGAAATGCTATTCATAATATGAGCATTTGCGTGATCGTCCATACGATCCTTGTCAGCTTTTGAGTGGGTCTCGGTGTAGTTACGCTTTGCCTCACGATATTCGCCAAATTCACGGCCATATTTATCGTCATGACGGTTATTCATCATACCACCATCGTTCCTATAACCATAAACAGGCATCATATCATAGATTGGAGGATAATAACCGCTACGGCCATCAGAGTATTGACCCTTTGCATTACGATTAGGGTTATATCCCATTCGCATACCGTATTTATCGGATTCCTCCATTGCGTTTACGATTGATTCGTAATATTTAGCTTCCCAGCAATTCTTTTCAGCTTCTGATAGGTCCTTGATAACGTCTGCTGCTACCATAGCGTCTTCATTTGAGAGCTGATCTACATTAGAGCATAGAGACTTAGCGACTGCTTTCTTTGAGTCACAAATATAATCGATATCCATATGGTGAGTCATTTAAAGCCTCCTTTAAGCGACGCGCTTAACAAACAGAGAAGGATTTGCACTAACGATAGCGTCTGACGTTCCTGTGTTTGTAACCGCGATACGTCCACAGCATCCACATCCAGTACGTACAAGTGTGGCAGTAGCTACGTTATTAGGATCGCCTGCTGTAGTTACAGTATTAATCATAGTAGTTTCAGGCAAAGGCTCACCATCCAATGTAATTGCTAATTGCACAGGGCCTGCGGCAGTACCAGAAATATTTGCTGCAAAGTGAATCTCATATATGGCGCAGTTGGCTTTTAGAGTAACAATACCACTATTAGTACGATGAGCCTCACCGCCACCACTTTTTAGAATAACAGTGTCGAAGGTAAGGGACTGCCCTGGCGCCAGTGTTTGAGCAGTAGTGTTTGACAATTCGATCATTTCATACCTTACAGCCAAGTTGAGAGACTGGACCCATCTGATTTGGGAAATATGCTAATCGATCCGTCCATAGGAACTTCGTTTGGCATGATTTCTGATTCATCATTAACAATCCGTCCAAATATAGATGAACTATTCTGCTGATTTGGTGCTGAATACGTTGTAGGATTATACCAATTTGTCATGTTTGGCTGACTATTTGGGTTATACCAATTATTCATAACAGGCCTTTGAATGGCCGAGTTCACATTAGGCGCATACCCCATACCTGAATTATTAATTGGCTGATAGCCGTTGCCCGTAACCATAGCGATTCTCCTTTCAAATATAACTATTCAGTTGGAACTTCTGTCCAACCGTATTCGCCTGGGGTCCATACATTATTGTCTATATCTGAGATCCAGTGCTTTCCATTATAACTGACCTTATCACCTTTAGAATACATTCCTTGATCTCCTACGGGTTGAATCCATTCCGGCCACTCTTGCGTAGGATCGGCAATACGTAAATATAGACTTACTGCTGTGTCAGGAGTCCAGTCAGATTGAGAGGTGTGATCTTGAATTACTTTATATAAAGTATCTTTATATTGAAGCTTATCATCTTTTTTATAAGCATGAGAATTAGGATCCCATTCTTCAAATAGGTAATAAGCTTCACTAGCTTCTTCATCTGTTAGAATTTTACTAGCTAAAAGAGAAATTCCTTTACTTAGTATAAGACTTTGATCCGTAATGTCGTACAGAAAAAACTCGTAAAGATTAGAATCTTCTTTTTTTCTACAAAACAAAAGATCCATTTTTTCGTGAATTTCTTCGTAATCATTAAACATAATTGTTACAGGAGCCATATTATTCTTAAATATAGATTCGTCTACTACTTGCTCAGAGATAAAAGTATTTCCACTAAGTGTTAGATTAGATATGACTGTCCCGTTTGCTAATTTTATTGAATATTCTTTAGGCATATTTTATCGCCTCCTCTCATTATCCAATCAGGAAGAACGGGCGAAGGCCCATCTCTGAGCCAGTTGCAGAAACACCAGAGCCGCCTGGACGACCATTTGAAGTTACAATACAAAAACCATTATTATTGGCTGTGTCCTGAAGCCAATAAATTCCTTTATTTGTATTAGGGTCTGTGGGGCTAAGCTTAAGAAAGCTAGGATCGCAATCGAACAAAGCCAACTGTCGTCCGTTAAGATCTGACATGTTTTGTGCACCTCGATCATTACCAAACATCTGGCTTTCAAAAGCGGCGCCAAAGCACATCGCTTCGGTCATTAATTCTGCTTGGCAATCATAGAATTGTAATGATTGAACCCATCCGTTAGTCACTTCTGTAACTAAAGGCATTTTGAATGTAAGAACGCTAGAGCCAAAAGCGTTTGTAATTGTCGATCGGATAGGCGTTAGGCTACTTCTAGCTAAAGAATTTGCATAGCCTCTACTATTTCCGTTGTTACTAGAGACATACCTAGATTTGCCCATTGATTTATTAGGAATCATAAGCAAATGATGGGATTGCAAAGCGTTAACGTTATCTATCTCTCCCTCTTTATAAAAATAGTCCATATCGGCAATGATATAATCATAGTCGCCGATAGTCCAGTAATCACCAACCCAAAGATCGTCAAACGTTCCTTCTTGTACTGCTGTTTTTTGTTCTGTTGTAAAAGTAGTGCCAAGGCTTTTTCCTCTATAAAGCTTACGGTGCATACTAGGTAGGCTGTTAAATAGAGCATACCTAAGATCACTAGCAGCAATCTTTTTGGTTCCGTTAGAGCCGTCAATGATAAATACGTTATCGGTTGCTAACTCGCTAACGGCAGGATATTCTGAAATTTTCATAAAACCTCCTAATTAGCAGAATAACTAACTCCGCCTTGAATATTATTACCTGCGTAGTCCTGAATCGGCTCGCCATTAGAGTCGTCGATTGTGTATAGAAGCTGCTCGCCATTAAGAAGAGCGTTTAACTTATCATTCAAATCTAAAATTTGCTGTGCTAAATTTGCTGCTACGTCATCGTCCAAAACGTACTGCAAATTATTAAACCAAGTTTCAAATTCTAGCTGATTTTCAGCCATCCACTCTTGCATGTCTGCTGATCGATCATCTAAATAATCATTCCACTCAGAAGTCCATTGTGCTACGAGGTCGTCAATGGTAAGCGTCTTTAACACGCCAATAACAAACGGGCATTCGGACGTTCCGACTGTGTTTTCAATATTCGACTGGGTAATTTCTTGAGAGCCAGCGGATCTATAAATATAAGCCAAAGGATACTGATTAATTGTATCCGATTTTACTAGTGAAGGCTTGGAGGGGGATTGAGCTTCTTCTCCGTATAGAATTTTAATCTCATTAACCCGCGATGAAGAATTAACCTCTAATACAATAGCGTCATAACGATTGTTGATAACCCCAGGATTTAACAGAGTTAAAGGCATTAAGGAATCGTTAAGTGACCAAGTATGATTAAACCACGCTCGCCCTGTGCCTACGGTAATGTTATTTCCGCTTACA